CTCCTCGGTCTTCGCCGCCAGGTCGTTCAGCGCCGTCGCCGCGGCCTGGGCCTTCGGACTGTTCACGTCCAGGCGGCCGTTGACCATGTCCAGGGCGCCGGCGTTGTCCTTCGCCGCCTTGGCCGCGGCGTCGATGCTCGCCTCGAAGCCGATCATGCCGCCCAGGCCCTGGCGCTGCATGTCGTTGAGCGCCTGCAGCGACTGCCGCAGTCCGTCCGCGCTGGCCTTCTGCGCGGCCAGCGCGGCCTGGGTCTTCTGCGCCTGCTGCCCGAACAGGCCCTGACTCGCGGCGGCGAGCTCCTGCTCGAACTTCGCGTCCTTCAGCGCGGTCTTGTAGTCGTTGAGGTGCTTGGTGAACTGGGTGGTGTCCCGGCCGCCCTCGCCGTACTTCTTGGTCAGTCTCTGCAGCGCGGCCGCCGCGAGGTCGGCGTTGCCGTCCCGCACCATGCCCGCCAAGGACTTATCGACCGCGTCGATCTCCTCCTTGGCTTCCTTGACGGGGGTCGAGTCCCAGCCGGTCCAGCCGACTAGGAACTGCTGGACTTTGTCGGCGGTGCCTGGGTCGGTGAGCGCCTTCACATGGCCGTACAGGGCGCCCAGGTCGCTGCCGAACATCCTCGAGGCCTCGCCGGTCACCTTGCCGGTGGACCCCAGCTCACGCAGCGAGGAGGTGAGCTTGTCGATGTCCGGCGGCGCGCTCCCACTTCGCTCGGCCAGCTCGGAGATCGCGAGGATCGCGAGGCCGATACCGGTCCCTGCCATGGCGACCTTCGTGGTGCGGCTGAGCGCCAGCACGCTGGCCCTGACCGCCGCCAGGCGGCCGGGTGTGGCGGCCGCCGCCGTGTTCATCGCAACGAGCTGGATGCCGAATGCCGCGGCTGCGGAGCGGGCGGCGACCAGGCCGAGCGCCGCCGCCTTCGTCAGCTTCAGCGCGATCGCGAGCTGAAGGAAGATCGCGATCGCGCCGGGCGGCACCGCGGACACCAGCCGGGCGATGACGTCGATGGTCTGCAGCAGCCCGACCCCGACGTCGCTGCCCCCCTCCAGCACGTTCATCACAGCCGAGCCCACGTTCTTCAGGACACTCGCCACGGTCGGGCCCTGAGCCCGGGCGAAGTCCATGAACTCGCGCGCGTTCGTGCCGATCTCGCCGGAGTCCGACGTCCGCATCAGGCTGACCAGCTCGCTGTTGATGCCGCGCAGCGTCCGGTTCGAGAAGTTCGTGAACTTTTTGTTCAGGGCGTCGAACCCGGGCGACGCCACCTGTCCGCCGATGATCGTCATGAACCGGTCGGTCTCGGCCGACGTGCCCTTGACCAGCGCATTCGTCTTGGGCAGCAGAGCGTTGGTCAGCGCGACGCCCTTGACGAACGGGGCCATCGTGTCGCCCGCCAGGCTGTCAGACCAGGCGCGGGTCTCGTCCTTCAGTACGGACACGGCGGCCGCCGCCCGCCGGGTATCCGGCGGCATCTTCGCGATCAGCCGCTGGTACTCCAGCTGCGCCGTGACAGTTTCCTGCGAGGAGGCCCCGGACTTGTCGACCGCCTCGCGGTACGCCTTGTGGGCCTCGGACGCCTCGCTGATCTGAGAGACCTGCGCGATCATCGCCGCGCCCATCACGCCGACGGCGACCGCGACGGTCCCGGCGCCGGCGGCGATCGGTGCCAGCGATGCCGCCGCCGGGATCGCAGCCGGCGCCAGCAGCAGCGTCGCCTTCTTCAGCTGGTCGACGGCCTTGCCGCCGGCGTCGGTGTCGCGGCGCAGGGCGGCCAGGTCGCGGCTGGCGTTGCGTGAGAACCGGCGGACGGCCCGGTCGCCCTCGATCGACATGATCGTCATGCGGCGGCCGAGCCGCCGGGCCGCGTCCCCGATGTCGTCGAAGACGTCGGAGAGTTCGTCGCGGCCGGTCAGCAGGAACGTCATCGAGGGCACCTACTCACCGCCTTCCTGCTGGGCCTGGTTGTGGAGTTCGATCCAGGCGGTGAGGTTGTAGAAGTCGACGACGGTCAGGCAGTCGACTCCGGCAGGGGGGATGTGGAGGAGGTGGGCGAAGAGGGGGAGGAAGCTGTCTCGGGCTCGCTCGATGTCGGGGTCGGGCTCGACGGCTCGCCGCCCTCCTCCGGCGCGCCCGGCTCCTCCTGCTCGGGCTGGTCTTTTGGGTCCCGGGCCAGCCGCGCGATCAGCTCCCGCGCGTGCTCCGGGTCAGCCGCTGTGCCGTCCGGGAGTTCGGAGAGGATCTCCGCGACCTTCTCCCGGGTCAGCTCCGGATCGGTGCCGACCATGCCGAAGGCGTTCTCGACGTAGTCGGTGACCTCGCGCACGGACATCCGGGTGACCAGCTCGCCCACCCGGCAGTCGAACTCCCCGAAGCGGAGGGTCGGCTGGTGGCGCTTCTTCAGGATCCACACGATGCCGCGCATCGCGTCGACGTCCTCGCCCTCCAACCCCTTCTTGATCTCGTCCCACTTCATGTCGATGGTGCGCTGCACGATCGACGCCTCGGACACGAGGAGGTCGTTGGCGTCGTAGTGCTCCGGCTCGCCGTCGGCCGGGGTGTAGATGACGATCAAAGGAGTTGCTCCTATTCGAGTCGGCGGCGCACATCGTCCGTGACGCGCTCCACCTCGCGCGTGATGCGGCCCTGGTGGGCGCGGACGGTGTTGTCCCACCACAGCGGGGTGGTCGTCTGCTGCGCCCAGCGGCGCCGGTTGCCGAACACCGGGTGGCGGAGCCTGCCTTCATTGAGGCGGTTGACCACGCCCATCGGGATGTCCGGAGGGAGGCGGGTCCGGTCGAGCCAGACCTTCGCGCCCGGGTTGCCGGTGACCCGGACCGAGATCCGTACGGCCCGGGCGATCGAGTCCCGCAGCGGGCGGGTGGTCGGCGAGCGGCCTCCGCGGCCGCCAGCCCTACGGGTCTGGGACTGGATGGACAGGTTGCGGATGGTGTCCTGCAGATCGGACTGCAACGGCTCGGCCGCCCGCCGGATCCGGCGGGCGTACGAGTTGCGGATGTTCTCGTGGCCAGCGGCCCGCAGCTTGCGGGACAGCTCGAGCAGCTGGCCGGTGCCGGTGATGCGGACGTTCTGCACCATGCGGCGCTCACCTCACAGCGTGACGTCCGTCGAGATGATCTCGATCTTCGGCTGGTTCGTGCCGTCGTAGAGGCCGGTGAAGTTGTACGTGGGCTTCACGACGCCGAACCCGTCGACGACCGGAGGGCCCTCGTCGATCCGGATCGCGGGCAGCGTCAGCCGCCACGTCTCGAAGTACGTCGTCTCGATCAGCGGGCCGACGAACTCCCACACCAGGCTCGTCGCGGCATCGGAGGTGTGGAGGTCGTCGAGGGCGGTCGAGACGTAGTCCGTCTCCAGCGACCCGGTGATCTTCACCTGGTCGTTCTCGATCGGTTCTTTCTTCTTGCCGGCCTGGCCGGCGTAGAAGCGCTCGGTGTCCTGCGGCCGCTCGATCTTCACCGACACCTTGCGGATGCCGTCGTGCGCCGTCTCCGAGCTGTACGTTCCCGTCTTCAGCGTCATCTGGCCGAAGTGGAACGGGGACATGCTCGGGTACGAGGCGGCTGCCAGGGTCTGGGCCTCGTCGCAGTCCTTGCCGTCGAACTCGAACGTGGCCGCGAGCATCTCGCCGAACGCGCAACTGAACTCGCCCGAGGTGACCTTGCAGCCGATGAAGCTCTTGTCGGTGACCGTGCCGGTCGTCAGGGGCACGCCCTTCTGGATCGACAGGCTCTTGCCCGCGACCGACGCCAGGGTGTGGGTCTGCAGGTAGGCGGCCGTCGCGGCCTGCTGCACCGGCGTGACGGCGGTACCCATCAGCGCCTGGTGCAGCAGCCCCATCGACTTGTTCGTGACCTCGAAGTCGATGCTGCCCTGCACCTCCTGCCGGGTGAGGACACGCCGCGCGGACAGCGGCAACAGCCGGCCTGCGGCGATGCCCGCCGACTGGGCGGTGGTCTTCTTGAGCTGCAGGCCCTCCTTCGTGAACTCGATGAACTTGGTCGGCGCGACGTAGGTGCCGTAGCTGACCTCGGCCGCGATGCCGAGCTGGGCGCCGAGCCCGGATCCGATCGCCATGATCAGTCCCCCTTCTGCGGCTCGGCCTTGGCCGCCGCCGTCTTCTTCGCTGCGGGCTTCTTCAGCACGCCGTCATCCCGGCCGGGGGAAGCGGGTGCGTCGTCCGCCGGCTCGGGGGCGGCCTCGGGGAAGTTCCAGCCCGGGGGTTCCTCGACCGGCTCCCAGGTCTGTGCCTGGCAGGCGTAGCCGTCGAACCGGTCGTCCGGCACGGTCACGACCTCGTCCGGCTGGATGAAGCGCTCGTGCCCGAACAGCTCGGGCACGGCCACCGGTTCGGGGCCGATGTAGCGGACCTTCGCCACGGGGTCCTCCTTCGGATAGGGCATGGCGAACAGCCCGCACCGCGCGGGCTCCTCGATCGGGTTGGGTCACAGACGGGCGTGGCAGGACACCGTAAAGGCCAGTCCCACCCTGATGCCCTGGTCGTTGGTGGACTGCTGCAGCACGCCCCGGGTCAGGTGCGCCCACAGCACGGCGCCGTTCAGGTTCGGTGCTGTGGGGTTCGAGCTGGTGGCGCGCAGCTCCTGCTCGACCACTGCGAAGATCTCGAACACCCTGGCGCGTACGGCAGGGAAGTCGGAGTCGCCGGACCAGCAGTCGATGTGACAGGTGAGGTTGAAGTCCTCGTCGCGGGTGCGGGCGCCGGCCGCGTTGAAGTTCTGCACCAGCTCGGCCGCGGCCTCGCCCTGGGGGGACCAGCCGACGACGAGGAGGTCCTCGGTGGCCACGTCATCGGTCGGCGGTCCGTCGATGACGGTTACGTCCTCGAGCTGGTCGGACGCTCGCAGGATGGTCAGGAGCGCGGCGATGGCGCCCGGTACTGCGGAGGTTGCCATCACGCCATCCCTGGCCCTTGGTCGTCCGGATTCATCATCTGCACCGCCCGGTTCGGGATCGCGTACCCCAGCCCGGGGATGGGCTCGGTGACGTCGTAGTCGTTGGTGCCACGCTGCGGCCGGCCCTCACCGGTCTGCGTGCGCCACAGGTGCTGCAGGATCACCTGGGCTGCGGCGGGAATGTTCGGGCTGATGACCGGCCGCCCGGCCCGGTAGGTGGCCCGCAGCGGGCCGACCAGGTGGCCGCCGTCCTTCCGGGTCACGATCCCCTTCGCGCCGTCCAGATTCAGATCGTCGACGTCGTACGACGTCCCGCCCGACAGCAGCGCCGCCACGGACACCAGCGACACGGCCGGGGTCCGGTTGAGGGCGAGCGCCTGGACCACACCGACGTGGTGGTCCTCGATGACCTGGCGGACGATGACCGGGCCGACGAAGTACTCCACCGCCCGCGTGGTGGCATCGAGCCAGAACCGCACCCGGGCGTCGTCGTCCTGGCCGTTCTTCTTCAGCAGCTCCTTCGCGTCCGCCAGAGACAGCACCGTGGGCAGCGCTGCCTCCCGTACGTCGAAGGAGTCGGCGTAGGCGTGGGCCGGCGTGGTGAACAGCCAGCGCACGGTGTGCCGGCCTGCCTGGACGGTGACGTAGTCCGCCCGGTACAGGCCGGTGCCGGTGTTCGTGACCGCCGGGGTGGCGGTCGTCTCGTCCGGCAGGGTCACCGTCACGACGGCGGTGCTGGCGGTGGTGAGGGTGCCGCCGGGGTCTCGGCACTCAGCTGTCAGACGCGCGGTTGCGCCGAGGTCGTACGGCACCGCTCACCTCCTCACCACTCGCGGGTCTCGGGCTGTTCGCCGCGGCCGCCGCCGCGCGAGGCGTCGGCCGCCTTCTCGGTGCCACCGCCCCGGGTACGCGCGGCCGCGAGCAGCTGCTCGCGGTTCTTGCCGATCCCGGCCCGGTTCTCGCCTTCGTTGGCCTCGACGTCCAGCACGCGCAGCGCCTCCTCGTAGTCGGCGGTGTCCAGGTAGGCGAGCACCTCGCGGTTGGTGTGCTCGCGCGGGTCGAACGCCACAGGGGCCACGGGGTCCTCCTCCGTCTCGGGGCCCGTGTTCTCGCCGTCGCCCTGGCCGTCGTCGTCCTGGTCGGGGGCGGCGGGCAAGAGGGGCAGGCGGACCGTCAGCTGCCAGCGCACCCACCCGGGGCCGTCCTCCTGCCCGGCCGGCGGGGAGATGGGCTCGAGTGTGGCGGCGAGGACCTCGAGCGCCTGGCCGTCCTCGCCGAACACCACCGGCTGCTCGAGCACCATCGACGGCACGCGCTCGTCGTCCTGTTCCTGGAGGTGGCCGTCGCCCTCGAGGAGGACGGCGCGGTGCCCGTCGGCCCAGGACGTCGCCTCCTCGTCCGTGACCTCGACGATGTCGCCGGGCGCCCAGGAGAAGTCGGACCCGGCGATCGCCTCCAGCACCCTGATCTGCGGCATCAGTTCCGCACCACCGGCGCCACGCGCGGGTTCGACAGCACCACGAGGGCGGCATACAGCCCGCCGGTGGACGGCGACCCGGACACCGTGGTGATGACCCGGAGGTAGCGCTTGAGGCCCTTGTAGCCGATCTCGTACACGGTGTCGTCGGTGCTCGAGGTGACGGCGGGCTCGCTGCCCTGCAGGTACGCGTCGGCGACGGCCGCCCACGACGAGTTGTCGTCGGAGTCCTGCACCTCGAAGGTGTGGGTGCCGTCGGTGACCACACCGGCCTGGATGACGATGAGGGCGTCCTGGTACATCGAGGAGTCCTCGGCCCGGTCCACCGCCGTCCCGTTCGCCGAGGCCGTTCGCGCTGCGGTCGGCGGCAGGGACGTTTTGACGAGCAGGTTGTTGTACGCGTCCTTCACGACGCGCTCCTTCCTATGGAAGCCGACGGGCCCGGGCGGTCCTCGCCCGGGCCCGTGCGTGCAGGTCGGTCAGCTGGCGGCGTGCTGGTACGTGCGGACCGCGGAGGGGTCCTGGATCATGCCGTCCATGCGGGCGAACCCCAGGAAGGCGACCTGCAGGTACTCGGCGTACCGCTCCACCAGGCGCAGCGTCTGCACACTCTGTACCTGCCGGATGACGTAGCCCGCCTTGAAGTCACCGAAGGCGATGGTCTTCGCGGAGGCGGTCGGGGTCGGCATCGAGTTGTCGAGGGAGTACTCGAAGCCGTTGATCGTCGCGGGGAAGCCCGGCGCCGGGATCGGCACCCACAGCGGGCGCTGCTGGCTGTCCTTCAGCTTGCGGATCACCTTGAGGGTGGAGTCGTGCATCAGGTACCGGGCGTTCGCCCGGTACGCGCTGTCGACGGAGTGCTCGAGGTCGACCAGGTCGTCGTAGATGACCGACGTGGTCTGACCGGATGCGCCGGTCTTGCCGACGGCCGCACTGGTCGTCAGGCCCTCGGGCTGGTCCACGCCGGTGCCGGTGGTGAACGAGCGGGCCGCGCGCCGGCCGATGCGCTCACCGAGTTTCTTCGGCACCCACGTCTCGAGGTTGAACGCCGAGTCCTGCAGCAGCTGCAGGGACAGACGCACCTGCTTGGAGCTGAAGGTGAAGGCCTTCAGCTTCCGGCCGCCCAGGCTCAGATCCTGCTCGCCGGCGGCCACGTTCTCGCCGAGGAGCTCGCCCTCGTTGCCGGTGTCGTCGTTCGTCGGCCACGGCAGGTCCGCGCCCGTCGAAGTGGGGACGATGTCGGCGAGGTTGAGCAGCCCGCCGAACGCCTTCATCGTCTCGGTCATGATGTTGCGGAACTCGTCCGGGACGGTGAACCCACCCGCGGTGTCGATGCCGGCACCCATCGCGCGGAGGTCGACCTGCTGGTCCATGAGCATGTTCCGCTGCTCGGAGGTGAGCCGGTCCATGCCGCCCCGCAGGTACACGCTGAACGCCTCGGTGTACCGGCGGGCCTGCTCCTCCTGGTCGCCGCCGCGGCGGCCCTCGGGCTCGCCGGTCGTCACGGCGATCTGGCCCCGGTCGATCTGCGACAGCTGCGCCATCCGGTTCAGGCGCTCGATGTCGCCGGAGACCTCGGTCAGCCGGGTCTCCGCCTGGTCCCAGTTCTGCCGCTCCTCGGCCGTCAGGTCCCGGTTCTCGGTCTCGGCGGCAGTCTGGATGTCCTGCATCCGCTGCCACACGGTGTTCTGCTCGTCGACGAGCCGCTGCATCTGTGCAGTGGTCACGGCTTCCTCATTTCAGGAACGCCGAAGGGCCCTGCCCGGGCAGGGCCGGGGCGGGGGCCTTCGAAGGGTGAGTGATTACGAGTGGGCCGCGGCCAGCCCGTAGCGGGCGGCCAGGCCCTGCATGCGAAGTACGCGCGCGTTGAGGTCGCTCCGAGTGGTCTCTGCCGGCTCGGTGGCGGCCGCCGTCGCGGCGGGCTCCGGTGTGCTGCTCTCGCGAGTGGACTCACCCGGCTCGCTGCCTGCAGCTTTCAGTTCTGGTGCCTTGATCCCGGCGTCCTTCAGGTGCCGGGCCAGGTGCTTGTACACGGCTTCGCGGTCCTCGTCGGGGATCGTGGTCCCGCCGCGGGCTCCGTTGAGGACGCCGATCGCCGTGGTGCACGCGACCGTCGAGGCCGCGCCGACGTCGCCGTCCACGCCGACGAAGTGGTGGATGAACCGGTACGAGGCCTTCGCCGCGGCGTCGCCGTCGGGGTCCACCCAGGCGTGCGCCATCCGCAGCGTCGACTCCTCACCGGGGAGATCGCTCGAGTTCGCCGGCCCGTCCCACGCCGCGTCCGACGTCCCCGTGGAGTGCACCGCCAGCGCGCCCCTCTCCTCGACGGCTGTCGGCGCCGTACGGGCCACCACGGCGATGTCCTCGACGGGCCTCTCGCCGCCGACGAGCTGCAGCAGGTCCCGCAGTTCCGGCCGGTACTTCGCGCGCTTCTCGATCGCCTGCTGGTCGCCGCGCCGCAGCAGCGCGGACGCAACGCTGGCGAGTTCGGCCTCGGTGTCCTCGTACGCGGGGAACGTCACCGCGGACACCTCGATCAGGCGGACCTCGAGGATCCGGCGGACCTCCACCTCGACGGTCTGCCCGTCGGAGGTCTCCACCTTCTCCAGCGTCCAGTCGTCCTTGACGACGTAGAACCCGAAGGACATGCCGGTGATGTTCTTGTTCCGGACGTTCGCCTTCAGGTCGTTGACGTACGACAGGGCCGGGTCCAGGGCCGAGTCCACCGGCAGACCCTTGTCGTCCTCCGCCAGCTCCAGCGTGCCGGCGGAGACCCGGGAGACCACGTAGTACGAGTCGTGGTCGATGAGCATCCGCGCATCGCCCTCCGACAGCGTCTTCGTGAACGCCCCCGGAGCGATCTCCTCGTAGAACCCCCACCGCAGGGGATTCCCGATCGCCGTACGGGAGTTGAACTTTGCCGCGTACCCGCGGAACCGCTCGCCCCCGCCGTCGCCCTCGACGGCCCGGATCACGACCTCTGCCGTGGACAACGGCAGACGGCGGTGCTCCTCGGTCGTCGTCCTCGTCAGAGTGCTCATCAGGTGCCTTCCTCCCCCTCGTCGGGTGTCCGCAGCAGACGCTGCGCCTCGGCCATCAGCGCGGCCGCCCGCGCCCGGTTCGAGCCGGCGGCCGCCTGCCCGCTGTCCCCGTTCGGGGCGAGCGGGTTCGAGCCGAGCGGCGCCATGTACATGGGCTGCAGGTAGGCGTCTCCGCCCTTGCCCGCCGGCAGCGGCGGCATCTCCTCTAGCGCCCGCACGTCGTCCGCGCTGTAGGCACCGACGTCGCGCATCGCCCGGTAGAACGTGGCCCGGGCAGCAGAGTCGCCGCGCAGCAGGCCGCCCATCTGGTAGTTCGCGTACAGCGACCGGGGCAGCAGCTCCTTGGTGATGCGCTGCTCGGTCGGGGTGAGCCAGGTCGGGTTGAGGTCGAACGTCACCCAGCCCTGGGCCTGCTGCTCCAGCCCGGTGCCCCAGCTGGTGCTCTTCTCGGTGGACATCAGCAGGAACGGCGGCACCCCGAACATGCGGGCGATCTCCGTGACCTGGAACTGCCTGGACTCCAAGAACTGGGCGTCCGTGTTCGGCATCTGTACCGGCTTGAAGGACGCGCCCGAGTCGAGGACAGCGACCTCGTGGCTGTTGTGGACGCCGGACATCTTGGCCTTCCAGCGCTCCTTCAGCCGCGCGGCCTGGTCCTGGTCCAGGCGCTGCTCGGTCTGCAGCACGCCGCCGATCATGTTGCCCGACCCGAACAGCCGGGCCGCCGACTTCTCAGCCGCCTGCGCCAGCCCGATGCCCTGTGTGGCCAGCCGTACCGGCGAGCAGCCGGTGAGACCGTCGTAGCCCAGGCCCGGGATGTGGAGCATCTCGTAGGGCGTCCAGACGTGATGGACGCCCCAGTCATCCACGACGTCGAACAGCTTCCCCGAAGGGTTCGCCTCGTCGGGCTTGATCCGGTCCACACGGACCCGGTCCGCTGAGACTGGCCACAGCTCCCGGATCTGCTTCGCTCCGTCCCGGACCTTCTGAATGTACGTGTTGCCCCACAGCACCCGGTACGTGTACGCGAACCGCCACAGCTCCACAGGCGTCAGGTCGGGGTGCGGGTTCCGCAGCAGCTCGAACTGCTCCTTCTCCCGCGTGCCCTCCTTGTACGTCGGCAGCGGCAGCGCCGAGGACACTCCCGCGATCAGCGACACCGCCCGCCACACCGGCGAGGCCCGCAGCGCCGTCGTCTCCGACACCGGCACTCCGGCGTCCGACTGCACCCCGCCCAGGTACTCCGCCAGCGCGGTGGAGGTGAGCGGCTGCGCCGGACTCTCCAGCCCTCTCCTCGACCGCCCGTCGAACAGGCCGAACAACCCAGCCGTCACTGCCGCTCACCTCCCGCCGCTTCCCCACCGCGCCCCACCCCAGGGACACGCTCCTCGCCCTGGCGCCGGGCCAGCGCGCGCTCGCACGCCAGCACCCCCAGCACCCCGCCCAGCACCAGCGCACCCGGCACATGCACGAGCGCGACGCCCCCCACGATGACCAGGACGAACACCGCCTCAAGGGCCACCAGCCACCGGCCGCCCCGCTCAGGGCCGTTCGCGTCTTCCGCCTGGCCGTCGTCGTTCACCACAGGTTCGGCGCCCCTTCCGGCTCCTCGTCGTGGAACTTCTCCCAGCCCCACAGCGCGTACGTCCCGGCCACCAGCGGGCTCACGTCCACGCCCTCGCTCCGCCGCGCCCACGCCCAGGCGTCACCCAGCTCGCGCTTCTTCGCGCCGGCCAGGGCGGTCGCCAGCGGTGACTGGCCGATGTGGGAGAGCGAGCCGTTCTTCACCCGGTCGTAGAAGGCGCCGCAGGCCTGCACGATCTCCCGCACCTTCGGCGCCACCAGGAAGTGATCCCGGCCCAGCCCGCTGCCCACCGGGTGCTTCCCGGCCAGCTTCTTGCGCAGCGGAGCCGCGAGCGACCCGGCCGGGCCGCCCTCGTCGAGGACCCACACGCACGGCATCCACTTCTCGTCACGCTCTGCGACCCATTCGACGACCCAGTCCGTACCGGGCTGGTGCGCGACGACCTCCACGTGCCGGCCGCCGCTCGCCGACTCGGCGGCCACCGAGATGGCCGTCCACGTCCGCTCCGGGTTCGTGTCGATGGCGAACGCCACCGGATCCGACGGACGGCTGCTCGCGTCGACCAGCGCCTCCCACGCCTCCTTGGCGATGACCTGCCACGTCTCGTCACTGACCTCCGGGTAGTCGCCCACACCGAGGCGCTCACGGTCGAACAGGTCCACCCTCATGCCCCGCATCTCCCGCTGGACATACGACGTACGGATCCGGATCCCCAGGGCCGGGTTGGCCCGGGCGAAGGACCGCTCGTCGTCACGGTCGTCGTGCTCCGCGCACACCACCCGGCCGTCCCCGTCACGCGGGCACTCCTTCACGTGCGGCGCGACCGAGTACTCCAGGTACGTCAGCGACGGGTCGGGCCCGCCCTCCTCGGCCATCGCCCGGGCCCGCAGCAGCGCCAGCTGCTCGCTCTCTCCGCCCAGGCCGGCCGACCCGGTGAACACCAGCTGCGGGTTCCGGCGGGCCGACAGCACCGGCATGAGCGCACCCACGGGCGCGGCCCGCAGCTTCATGGCCTCGTCCATGATGACGAGGTCGCCGGAGAAGCCGCGGCCGCTGTCCCCGCCGCGCGCCAGGAACCGGATCCGGGCGCCGTTGAAGAACTCGAAGCCCTCCTCGCCGTGGCTGCGCCGTACGCGCTTGATGCGGCGGCTCAGCGATCCGGACCCCTCGAAGATCCGGTCGAGCCGCAGGAAGCTCTCCTGGGCGGTGTTGAACTGGTGCGCGGTGTGGATGACCAGCTCGTCCCCGAAGAGGATGACCCCGCCGATCTGCCGGGCCTCGAGGAAGCCGCCCTTGCCGTTCTGCCGGGCGATGTTGAGGACGACCTCGAGCGACGTCCAGCGGCCCTCTTCGTCCTCGTCGAGGCTGTGATGGAGGGCGAGTTGCTGCCAGATGTCGAGGTCGAGCCCGGCTTCCTCGGCGAGTTCGATGCACTCCGTGCCCGCGGGTGAGCGGAAGTCGAGGGCGATCTGGTCCTCGGTGCCGTCCCAGCGCCTGGTGTCGACGCGCTGGCGCCACGGCACGGACAGGATCCGCGGGGTCTGGCAGCCGATCATCCGGTGCCCTTGGCGGTCCGGGGGGAGAGCCGCCGCTCGCGACGGTCGGCGAGCTGGTCGATCCGGTCGCCGAGCGCCTTCGGGGGAGCGAGACCACGCGCTGTGTTCATGGTCTGGCGCAGCTCGCGCCCGGTGGCGGCGAGTTCCTTGGGGTCGGACGTCGAGTCCATGACCTTCGCGAGCCGGAGTGCGGCGGCCGCGGCGGCGTTCGTCTTCGGGTCCAGGCCCAGGTCATCGAGTTCGGAGGCGGTGGCTTTCGCGACGGCTCCGGCTCGGACGCGCTTGGGTTGATCGCTCACGGCCGCCCTCCGATCTGACGCACCGTCACACAGAGCGACGACCATCGATCGTCACGGATTGTGACCGGCCGCCGGGGGGTGATCATGGTCCCTTAGGAGGGCCGAACTCGGTTCGCGGTGATTAGGGATCGCTGCGGGGAGAGAGACGGGCGACAAGGGCGTTTTGGGTCGCCCGGTCTCCCGCCGAAGTTTTGATCCACCTCTTCCCCCGTCGGCCGAAGAGGACCGCGGACCGGCAGCCGACGGGGCCCCGAGGGCACCCGGGGTCACCCTCCGTGCACCGTCCGCCGTCACGGTGAGCGAGTGGCGGAGCGTCACCACTGCCGGGTCGTCTGGGTGGTGACGGGGCGTGATGCGTCGCTGCGGTGCAGGCGGTACCAGCGCGTGACGACGCGGTTCATTTCGTCCGATCGCATGGCGGCGACGCGCTCACGCACGACGTCTTCGCCCGGGTCGACGGTGACGATCTCGGCACCGAGGCGCTGGTAGCGGGCGCGCCAGCGGCTGCTGGGCATGGTGTGGATCAGGTACACGTCGACCTGGTCGAGGTGCTTGACCGCCTCGTCGATGGCTGCGTAGCGGGCGCGGTGCGCGATCTTGAGTGCGATCGCTTCCTGGTTCCACTGCGGTGCGCCGGGGCCGGTGAGGGCGCGGGTGAGGCGGTCGAGGTCGATGACGATGTCACGTGCTGTAGCGCGGGCCTCGATCCAGCTGGACTTGCCTGCGGCCGGCGGGCCGGTGATGACGTACAGCACGGGGTGTCACATCCCGAGGTGGCGTTCGAGGCGGGCGAGTTGGGCGGGGCTCATGGCCTGGACCCAGCGGCGGTGTTCGACGGTCCAGCGGGTGCGGCAGCCGGGGCAGGTCCAGATGCGGGGTGCGCGCCAGCGTCGGCGTCGCCAGGGGCGGCGGCATGCCGGTGTGCAGCCGACCAGGTCCCAGTCGATGAGCGCGTCGGTGAGGCTGTCCACGCTGTGTCACCTCGGGCGTGGGTCTCCGGTGTCGGTGCTGCGGGGCTTGTGCTCTGCCTCGGCCAGCGTGGCCTTGGCCTGGGCGAACAGGGTGGGCTCGTCGTCCGGTGAGAACCACATGGGCTCGGTGCCGTCGCCTGTCAGGAGCCAGCCGGCGATGCCGCCGTCCTCGGCCGCGACGAGCGCGAGGGCGAGGCCGCGCGGGTGGAACACGGTCCGGTTGATGAGCCAGAGGAGCCCGCTGTCGCGCAGCTCGCTGATGGGGCGTGGGTCGGTCATGGTCACCACCGGGCTGGGTGTCGGGGCTGGCCGATGCAGGTCCAGTTGTGGCGGCGGAGGAGGCGGCAGGTGATGCGGCCAGGCAGGCGTGCTGCGGCGGAGCGAGGGTCGTCAAGGGTGGCGCGGATGTGGCGCTCGATGCCTGTGGCTTCCGCCCGGTACCAGCGCATGACGCGGGGTGAGCGGGTGCGTAGGGCGGTGAGGATGCGGCCCTGCAGGTCGACGAGGTCGTCTTCGTAGGCCATGGTCACCACCTTCGTGTGGCTTGCTCGCGTGGGCGGGGCTGGGTGGTGGTGCGGTTGCCGCGGGCGCTGTTGCATCGGCGGTGTGCGCTGCGGGCGTTGGCGGGGTCTAGGAGGTCCCCGCCGCGGGAGAGTGGGAGGGCGTGGTCGAGGGTGAAGGCCCAGGGGCTGGTCTGGCCGGCGCGGCCTGTGAGGCTGTAGTCGATGGGCTGTCGGCACCACCAGCAGGGCAGGCCGAGGGCGCGCTGCCATTCGCACAGGCGTCGGTACGGTCTGCCGTTGCGCGGGTTGCCGGCCATCGTGGTCGCCTCCCGTCGTGGGCTGGGGGCGCCCGCCGTGCGGCGCTGGCCTTCGGTACGGCGGGCGTCGGGCATGGCGAAGGCCCCGGAGTCAGGTGCTCACGGGGCCTTCGTCATGCGGTGTGTGATGTCCGTTTTCGGACATGCTGAACGTGGGGCGAGTGTGACAGCAGGTCAGCGGCGTGGTCAAGCTGCTTCAGTGGCTTCGGCGGCCTGCTTGGCTGCGACGAGCGCTTCGAGTTCCTCGATGTCGACGATCACGCGTCGCTTGTGGTCGTAGCCGTGGTGGGTGAGCTCGCGGCGGTTGACCCACTTGCGTACGGTGGCCGGCCGCTGGCCCACGCTGAGGGCTGCGGCGTAGATGTCGGTGAGCAGTGGGCTTGCCATTGGCTCAGGATGCCAGGGCCGACGGGTCGGGCCACGCGTGTCAGTCCTTCAGCACTTCTCCTCGAGGAAGTACTCCGCCATCTTCTGTCCGTCCAGTGATGGGTCCTCCAGCGATTCCTCCAACAGAAGGCCTACAGAGTCCGGCCCGTCCACCTCCAGCAGCTCGCACGTTGTCTGTTGGCCTTCTGTGTCGAGCGACTCCCACCCCTTGTCGTAGTAGGTCTCGTTGGCGGCGTCATCGAGGATCTCGTCGACGTGCCCGGACAGGACGTCCTTCACCGCCTCCTGGTACTCGTCCTTGGTGAAGCCTGCGCATTCAGGCTCGCTCGACAGGTCGCGTGGATTGTCCTCGCTGTAGGACTCTTCGAGGATCGCCTTGCAGTTCTCGATGGTGTACGGGTTGCTGCTGGTCTCGGGTGTCGAGGTAGCGGGCTTGCTGGCGGTGGCGCTGCCGCGGTCGGTGTCGGTGTCGCCGCTGGCGCAGGCCCCGAGGGCGAGGAGGGCGGTCAGGGCAGTGATGGCGGTAGCTGTTCGTCGCATGTGTCCCCCAGGGTGTGTGAGGTCCGGATCGTAGCCGTACGCCTGGTGTGTGCGGGCTGGAACGGGGGGTGCCTTGACGCGGGCGGAGCATGGGTGCCGGGATGACGCCTACGCGGATGTGAGCGGCCGGATCGATCGCAAGGAGTGCTCAGGATGGTCCGGATCGTGGTGGGCCGCACGCGGGCATGGGAACGCCCCGCCACGACGGGGGCGCGGCGGGGCTGCTTTCAGTGTGGCGGGCGGGGGGCCCGGGGGCTACGAGCGGGCGCGGAGGATGTGCCAGCGGTGGGGATTCGTCTCGTCCTGGACGAGGGCCGGCCCCTCTCCGGGGTCTTCCTGGCCGGTGTTGTTGCTGTTGTTGTTGCTGGTCAACACCCCTTCCTGGGGCGGCTCCTGGGCTGGGGAGGGGAGGGGCGGGACGTCGGCCTTCTTCACGCCCGGGGAGACGGCCACCGGGCGACCCTTCATCCGCACCCCTCCGGAGCGGGGGATGCCGGCCTCGTCGAGGGCCTCGCGGACGGCCTCGGCGGGGGCCTTCAGGTGGTCGGCGAGGGCGCTGGTGTGGGCGTGCGGGGCGCCTACCTCGTGGAGGGCCTGGACGAGCCGGTCACGGGTGAGCGCGGGGGCCTGCCCGGCGGGTTCGGAGGAGGCCCCGGCGGGGGTGGTCTTGCCCTTCGCGGTGACGGTGACGGTGACCTCGTCGCGCAGGCCGAGGACGACCGCGACGGCGAGCCAGGCGAGGGCGGCCAGCAGGGCGGCGTTCGTCGTCCACGGCAGGCCCTTGAGGACGCCAGCGGCGACGAGAACCAGGAGGAGCTTGCCGAGGATGGCCCACGCTCCCCCACCCAGCAGCCAGGCGGCGATGGCGGTGCAGATGCGGGAGGAGCCGGTGAACACGGCGATCCATACGCGCATGTCAGCCCCCGACCATCATCAGGACGGCGGCGCCGAGCTGGACGGGCATGGCCCAGATGGAGCCGTCGCCTGCAGCCGGCCAGACGAATGAGGCGATCATCGCGGTGACGGCGGCACCGAACGGGGTGAGGGGGGCTGCGATGAGGACGATGAGGAGGATGAGGGCGACGGCTCCGACGCCGACGTCGCCGAACGGTCCGGTGCCGGAGCCGACTCCGAGGCCGGTCAGGCCCTGCTCGGTGACCTTGCCGGGGTTGGCCCAGATCTTCCCGGCGGCGATGTAGGCGGTGCCGGCGAGGAAGGCGGTCACGCCTGCTCCCCGGGTCTGGAACTTGATCTTTCCCTTGCCCATGACACCGAGGACGAGGAGGACGGTCAGGGCGAGCGCGATGCCGCCCGAGCCGAGGACACCGAAGACGGCCCCGCTGGCGGACGGTGCTGCGAGAGACACGGGAAGGGCTCCTAGATCAGGGCGTTGGGCGCGTGGATGGCGGTGGCGAGCAGGGCGGTGGCGAAGGGGATCCGCAGTGCCCACAGGAGGGGCGGGCGGGTGCGGGAGGGCAGGAGGATCACGAACCGTTCGGCGGCCATTTCGGCGGCGAACCAGCTGCCTCCGGCGACGGCGAGGCCGGCGGCTGCTCCCCCGGGTCCGAGGGTGTCCAGGAACGCGGTCAGCGAGTGGTAGAGGCCGAAGGTCCAGCCGACTCCGGCGGCCGCGCCGTGGACGAGGAGCCAGCGGCGTGCGCGGGCCTGGCGCTCCTGTGACTGGGTGCGGCCGGGTACGGGGGCGGGCGGGGGCGTGAAGGTGATGTGCACACCGGGCGGCATGCCGGGGATCTGTGCAGGCTGCGGCGGCTGTGCCGGTGTGTCGGCGGGCTGTTTGCCGACCGAGTACCAGGGCCGCGGTGGGGTGCTGCCGTCGTCCTGGGATGGTCCCGGGGCGGGCGGCGTGGCGGCCGTGGTGTCGAGGATGTCGTCGAGCCAGTCCCGGGGCCGTCCCGGTGGGGGTTGTGTGTCGTCCATGGGGGTGGGCTCCGGGTGGCCGAAGGGGCGGGCGTTGAGGATGTGGAGGTGGTGGCGGACGCGGTCCTCGTCCGCGGCGGGGCGGCTCACGGGTAGAACCCCGTCCCCTTGCCGACCCGGGTGCGCGCGTCCTTGAGCCGTCGGCCAGCGGTGGCCGGGCTCACGCCCAGCAGTGCGGCCGCGGTGGTCTTGGTGAGCTGGTCGCCGTTCCTGAGCCGGGAGGCGAGCGTGGTGATCTGCTGGTCGATGTCGTCGGTCCCGGTCGAGCCCGGCTCACCGGGCGGCTCAGGGGCGGGCTCACCGATGGGCTCAGGCTCACGGGCGGGCTCACCGGACGGCTCACGGCTCGGCTCAGGGCTCACCGGGCGGCTCGCCAGCCCAGACGGCTGCGGCTCACGCGGGGATGCGGGCTGGGCCGTGAGAGCCGGGCCGAGTGCCGTACGGCGAGCCGCGGCCTGGATGACGAGCCATGCGGCGTCGGCCTCGGCCTGGTCGCGTACGGCTGTGGGGGCGGCGGGTGGGGCGG